TATTGTGCTTGATTATATCAAACAATATGAATCTGATTATAAAGCAGTCATAATATCAGGGGATAATTGGTATACAAATGAATATATAGATAATGGTAAAAAATACAAGATGTATTTTACGAATATATTATATTCTGGGCTGTATAAGTTATATGAATTATATAAACCAGTACATATAATATTAGGTAATCATGATGAAGATATTGATAATTTAGAAGACACAAGTGGCTATAAAATAGATTGTATGTTAAAGACAGAAAAATTTTACATAGATCTAATAAACAATAAAAAAGATTTACAAGTTCCAACATTAGAAGAATTGCAAACAGTAAATACAAAAACTTTATCGCGTTTATCAACATATCTAAAAACTCATAAAACAAATAGCAGGATATCATCAAGAAAAAAACTAATACAATTATATGAGGCAAAAGAACAAGTACAATATGAATTAATAGATGGTCAGTTATTTATATTTTTGAATACAAACATATTTAAAAATAAATTAATGGACATCACCATAATTGAATCTTATATTAATCAAATACATGAAATTATTGCAGAGAATAGAACCAAGTATATTTTCGTAATTGGTCATTTGCCAATAACCAGTTTATCAGTAAAACATAACAATGTTATCATAACAACAATATGTAAACATAAAGAAATTTGTAAATTATTCATAGAAACACTAAGTGCATATCATGCAATATATTTATGTGCAGATACACATAATTTTCAAATAATGAAAATAGCAAACATAACGCAAATTGTTGTTGGAACAGGTGGTGCACTCCCAGACATTATTAATGAAACTCAATCAAATATAATTGATTACGAATTTTTGAATTACAAAGTTTCTGGATATTATCATAATTCATACGGATATAGTATAATATCTGATGATGACGATCATATCAAAGTTACTTATAAACATATTATAGATGATAAGAATAGTCTCATTAACAAAGAGTACATTTATTCTATATTAGATAATGATATATATACACATAATCCCAAAAGAAGTTCAATGTCTAAGAATTTTAAGTCAAATATTATGAAGACAAATGAATTGAAAAAATCTTATTGCGAAAATTTATCAGAAGATTTTGTTGTAAAATCATCTTCTAATAGTAATAAGACTAATAATATCTTTTGTTACAGAAAGGTCAAAAATAAAAATGAGTGATTATATTAATGAATTATTTGAAACATTATATAGTAGTAATAAATATTTGATTACTATCACAAATACAGCAAACAATAAATGGCAAATATATATATACAAAAATCAGCATATACAATTAGATATTCAAACATCTAATGCTTTGACATCTCAATACATTGATATTTCAAAATTAGTTGAATATATAGAAAATGAACACGAAGTTAAAATCAAATATTTTTGTTATTATGATGATTTTAAATCATATAATAAAATGATGGTATATATATTAAATGAAATACAACTGTATTACTCTAAGGAAAATAAGAATATCATTATTATGTATGAATCATGTCACTAAATTTGTAATCTTTTACTGATACTGGATTTGTTGAATCATCTATATTTTTAGGTGGTGTTTTTGGAGATTTAGATCCGGATGATGTACTAGATTGACCACTTTTGTTTGTAGAATTGACCCGAAGCAAATAAGGTTCAAGTAACGAAAGTTCTTTAGTTTTTTTATGCGCCTGTATATTTTTTTTATAATTAGCAATAATATTGTTAAATCTTTCTATATAACAATCAATATCAACAAATTCTTCGTCAACTTTATTTACACAATATAATGGACAAACTAATTTGTCCATAAATGTCAGAATGGGTTTTTTGAAATCTATTATGCTATGTGAATCCAATTGCAAAGCATCAGAAACATGGCAGTAATTCTTATCCTTAAAATACTGATATTGATTATATTTATAAATATGATAGTCATAGCAATTATGTGTTGCTAATGATAATACGGGATGTAAATTGTCATTTATAATAATTCTGTAATTGCAATTCACGAATTGATTATAATATTTTTTAAATGCTTTATCGCCAATCTTTGGTGCTGAAAATGTAAAACAAGATACTAAATACATATTTTGATATTTTTCACCAAGAATAGCTGCTGCAATTGTTGCAAGACCAGCGCCCATATAATAACCAGTTATATATAGTTTTTTTATGTTGTTATTTTTATTCAAAATATCAATATATGAACATATTGTTTGCTCTATAAATTTATATTGATTTAATAAATCATTACGTATATAAATATTGTCCTTAAATTTCTCCTTATACTGACCATCTTTGTATTGTAGATATGAATTCAAGATGATAAAGATAGTATTATTATACTGAAATATATATACTTTAAGTTTTTCTTCTTCAAAAAAATAAATATTATTATTTTTTAATATTTTTTTGATATCCGTAAAAATGCTATTTTCTACACAAAAAATTTCATCTAATTGTTGTGGTGTATAATATGACATCTTACAGAATAAGGATGCCCTGTAAATTTCTTTTATTATCAGGTTATTCATCTATATGCATATAAATATTTATTTTGTAATTATGTATTATGTTCATAAATTTAATCATAATAGGTGCAAAAGCAGATGGTACAAGAGAATTGATTAATAACCCTTTACAAGCAGACCACAGTGATTTGTGTAATTTAAAATCACTATATGATGCAAATATTTTTTGTTATGATCTAGGATATTGTCAAAATGAAGTTAAAGATGGTATATATTATATTGCTGATAAATATAATTTAGGCGATACTTCTGTATTTCTATTAGATGCTATAAATATAATTATAGAATTCTGTAATTTTTTAGATGAAAATTACATAAATCACGGAGATTATGGTCAATATCAACACGAAAATATGTTAAATTACACACCTTATAAAGTTGCATTATTATCATGTGGATGTGGGTGGCAATATGGATTTCCAATAAATTGTATAAAAAATATTATTGAGCATCAACTATTAACATATTTTAATGCATATAATGTAGATTGTTTTTTAAGTACAATATCAAATGTTCAATATATCACAAATTTAGAATTTGAAAATGTATCAGATTCGCAACCGTTCTTACTTGGTATGTATCAAGTGATGGGTACATTAAAATGGAGGGGATGTGAAGCAGATAATTATAAATCAGAGATAGTTTTAAGAGATTTGTTTACAATTATTATTGATAATGTTAATATCAATGACGATGATAAAAATGATTTGTTAGCATTTGTAGAAAATAAAAAACATTGGAATAATATGAAATGGTCAGCAAGAATAGTGTTAAGTAAATTTATATATAGTATTTAATTACTATATGCTAAGCCTCCCATACCAGATAGGATACGAAGTACATTATAGTTGACTGCTATTACAGAAATTGTACCAGCTACTGATGATGATACTGATAGTGTAGCTGTATCAATACGAGACATATTCAAAGTTCCAGATGGTTGATGTTCCTCTGGTTTGAGTGCAAATGAATATACATTGATACCAGAGTGATAAATAGAAGGTGTAACTTCATGATGTTGATAAGGTTGCACAATTGAGAAATATGCACCATTACGGTCACTAAAGCGGTCATTTCCATTAAGCTGGATCTTAGCACGTAAAACTGGATTTTGAGAAAGTTCATATTGATTCTTTACATTATCTGAGAAATTGTTCCAAAATACCTTATCATTGCCACTTGCATTAGGCTTAACAGTCCAAATAAGTTCCTTACAAGGATGATTAAACACCATTCTTACACTCTTCATATTATCTGGAGTAGTTGATGCTGATATGGTATCAGGTCCTGGGAATTGCACTTGCTCAATAAGATATTCATGGCTTTGTTGAGCAAATCTCTTACGTTCATCTGTATCCAAGAAAATATAATCAACCCATAATCCTACGTTTTCTAATTTCAATTTGCTGGAATCTCCGACTAAGTAATCATTGCCTTTTCCGAATAAATTGCTAGTGGCTTCGGAAAATAGTGAACCTTCATCAAGTACATCACATATATTATTACTTCCAGTATCTACTAATTCAGAAGCAGTGGCATATTGAATGTTAATTTTTACTTCATGATATTGTAAGGCAATGAGAGGGAGTGCTAACCCTACATTACGACAGAACCAAAATTCAAGTGGTACATAAATTTCATAACTTTCTTTAGCATTTAGATATTTTGAACGATTTTTAGAGTCTCCACCAACCATAAGTTGATAACCTTCCTTCTTACCAGGAGGCATAGTAAGTTCATTCCAAATATATAACCATTCACTAAAATGCTTATCAATTCTTTGTCCACCAATTTCTAATTCAATATTTTTAAGTAACCTTTGTCCAAAGTATGGTTGTAATGCAATTGCATTAGTTTTACCAGCTGTATAGTCAGCACCAGATGTTAATCTATCATTATCGTTAGTAATATCAGCTGTATAATAGATCTTATGAATTAAATCACCATTACGAGTAATTAAAACACTAACAGATGAGCCAAAATTATTGTTACCATTAAATGATTGTTCTATTGCTTCAATTGCAAAGTTAGTATGACGGCGATAAACTACCTTGAAAAATGTTATTTGAGGATTACCTGTTAAATATACATCCTGTGCTCCGTAAGCGACTAACTGAAGAAGACCACCACCCATTTATGTTTATTCTTTATACTATAATAGGAGAAAAAAAATGAGTTATATTATTTTTATTACACAATAATCTTAATTGCTGTAAGCAATACCGCCCATACCTGACATAATACGAAGTACATTATAGTTCACTGCATATACATGCAGATAGCTTTTATTAGCTGTAGCAAATGCATTATCAACAGTTAAATGTAGCGCTGCACTATCTATACGAGACATATTCAATGTACCTGATGGTTGATGTTCTTCGGGTTTGAGTGCAAAAGAATAAACATTAAGCCCTGCATTCATTGGAATATTTTCGTGATGTTGATAAGGTTGTACAAGATTAAAATAAGAGCTATTTCGCTCCGCAAAACGTTCATTACCATTAAGTACAAGTTTTGCTTTAACTATTGGATTTGATGATGTTGATGTAGTTGAAGTTGCTGTACTTGAACCCCTCGGTGTTGGATTAAGTTTTTTAGAAATAGCATTCAATGATGTATCGCCTATTACCAATTTAGTTGAAGAATTTTGTATAGCATAATTCATCCAATTGTTATTAGTAACAGCTTGATCAGTATCATCTGTAGTACAAAACCAGTATAATTCTTTACAAGGATGATTCATAGTTAATTTAGGTTTAGATTGAGAATTTGTAATTCCTTCAGGACCATTGTATTGAACTTGTTCTATAAGGTATTCGTGTGATAATTGTGCGAATCGTTTACGTTCATCAGTGTCTAAGAAAATATAATCAACCCATAATGATGCTCCGAAGTTAGCATTTGATGAAGTTAAATCAGTGCTACTTCCTTTACATTTAGCAGCTGTTTCAAAATTAAGATTAATCTTGACTTCATGATATTGTAATGAAATAAGGGGTAAAGCAAGACCAACATTGCGACAGAACCAAAATTCAAGAGGTATATATAATTTTTTTTGTATAGGAGTAGTATCTAAAGCAGTTGGTGTACCTCCATAAGCACCAACCATATCATAATATCCTTGTTTCTTAGATCTAGGCAATGATAATTCATTCCATATATACATCCAATGTGAGAAATGCTTATCAATTCTTTGTCCACCAATCTCGACTTCTACATCCTTAATTAGACGTAACCCAAAAAATTTGCATAATTCAACACTTACAGTAGATAAATCTAAAGCCAGATATACACGATGTATTAAATCACCGTTGCGAGCGATTGTGCAGGTAACTCTGCTACCAAATGCAGGATTTCCATTAAAAGTTTGTTCAATGGCTTCAATTGCAAAATTGGTGTGACGGCGATATACTGCAATAAAAAAAGTGATTTGAGGATTTCCTGTTAAATAGATATCCTGTGCTCCGTAAGCGACTAACTGAAGAAGACCACCACCCATTTATGTTTATTCTTTATACTATAATAGGAGAAAAAAAATGAGTTATAATATTTCATACACTAATTACTATATGCTAATCCACCCATACCTGACATTATACGAAGTACATTGTAATTTACAGCATATATATTAACAGAGTGAGAAGTACCTGCAGAAATAGATGGTATATAATTAAGCGATAAGACAGCAGTATCAATACGTGACATATTTAAAGTGCCAGATGGTTGATGTTCTTCTGGTTTGAGAGCAAATGAATAAACATTAATACCTCTATTCTTAGGTATATTATTATGATGCTGGTAAGGTTGTACATAATTGAAATAGCTTCCATCTCGTTCTGCAAAGCGATCATTACCATTAAGTTGTAATAAGCAAGATTTGAAGGGGTTTGCACCTAAAGGATAAATGCCATTAATTAAATTTGATGTATATGCAACATTAGATGTAGATAAATACAAACTCATAACTCGCGAGTCGTATGTAGTGCCAGCAGTATAATCATACCAAAATTCATTAGTTTTTGATTTAGCAACCCATATTAATTCCTTACAAGGATGATTGAAATTTAATCTATGCCTATTGCCACTGCCATTCTTTAATTCTTCAGAACCAGTAAATTGTAATTGTTCAATCAAATATTCTTGACTATTTTGTGCAAAACGTTTGCGTTCATCAGTATCTAAGAAGATATAATCAATCCATAATTTGGCATTCAATGCATTTAATGCAGCTGAAGTAGAAGTGGCAAATGAACTTCCATTGCCTTTGACTACACAATTGTCCATAGTTTCGAAAGTAATTTTGATTTTAACTTCATGATATTGAAGTGCAATTAATGGAAGTGATAGACCTACATTGCGACAGAACCAGAATTCAAGAGGTACATATAATGAAGTCATGTCATTATTTGCGAGAGCTGACGCAGATGTAGCTTTATCAGTGCCACTTACAACATCACTATCAGCACCAACCATTGTTTCCCATCCAAAACGCTTACCTAATGGCAGAGAAAGTTCATTCCAAATATAGAGCCAATCTGAATAATGTTTATCAATTTGCTGTCCGCCAATCTCAACTGTAACACTATTAATAAGTCGAAGACCTAAATAGTTCACATATCTGTCTCTGTTAGTTACAGAGGTGAAGGTTGATCTATTAAATGAATAATCTGGTAATGCAGGAACATCTACTTGAAGATATGCGCGATTAATTAAATCACCATTACGTGATACTGTTGCTGTGACTGTATTGCCAAAGTATGCAGTACCATTAAAGGTTTGCTCAATAGCTTCAATAGCAAAATTAGTATGACGGCGATAGACAACCATAAAGAAAGTAATCTGAGGATTACCTGTCAAATAGACATCCTGTGCTCCGTAAGCGACTAACTGAAGAAGACCACCACCCATTTATGTTTATTCTTTATACTATAATAGGAGAAAAAAATATGTAATCTCAAACTCAATGGATTTTATATCCTTACTTAAGAACGAATAAATATCACAAAATATATCACAGTAATGTTTAAAGAAAAAACATCTAAGAAAAGATTAAATGTTACAAATAATGAAAAAGACAATTCTACTTTAGATGTTATGCATAATAAAATGATAAAATCATTTGCTATAAAATGCCAAGAAAAAGAGCAATATTTACAAATGTTACATAATTTAGAAAAAACACAACATTTTATAAAATTACAAATTGAATTAGTTGCACTTAATGATAGAGAGGAGAATATTTATAATGAATTGTGGACATCTAATATATTTTTGTCTGAAGAAATAATAAATGTTAGAGGTAAAATTAAGGAAATAGAAACATTTGATGAGATAGAATACTATAAAAAGACTAGTGGAATTTTATTTAATTATTATGATATGCTGGAAAAACAATCACGAATCAAATCAAATATGTACATACATAAAAAAAAACCCATAAGTTATGAATCAAATAGTGGTCAAAAATCTATATTGGATGCTTTAAACTATAAATTGATATCCCCTGCTATTTCAACAAAAACAGAAATTGAATCAAACCCTTTGATTGATAAAAGTACACTTGTTGATGAATATTTATTTGAAACTAGCAAAACACATGTCAAAAAATTTGAAAGCGATGATTTGGAACTATGTAGACAATGCAAAAATATAATGACATGTTTACAACATGATGCCATAATTATTTGCGAAAAATGTGGTTACCAAGAATTACTCCTTGTTGAGCAAAACAGGCCTATTTTAAAACATAATATCAAAGATACATCACATTTCAGTTATAAAAGAATAAATCACTTTCGAGAATGGTGTAATCAAGTTCAGGGCAAAGAAAGTACTGATATTCCAGATGAGATATTTGAGAAAATATTAAATGAAATAAAGAAAGAGAAAATAACAGATACTCGAACTATAACATATGCGAAAATGAGAGAAATTCTCAAAAGATTAAGGATAAATAAATATTACGAGCATATTAATTATATAATAAATCGAATTAATGGCATCCCAACACCGCAATTTCCACCGGATTTGGAGGATAAATTGTGCAACATGTTCAGAGATATTCAAGGCCCATTTTTGAAACATTGTCCTAGGGATAGAAAAAATTTCTTATCATACAGCTATGTACTTTATAAATTTTTTCAAATTCTTGGACTTACTGAATATTTGAAATATTTTCCATTGTTAAAGAGCAGAGAGAAATTATATGTACAAGACCAAATATGGAGAAAAATATGCGAAGAATTGAATTATGAATTCATTCCATCTCCATCATTATAGTCTATTAGTATATAATACTCAAAAATAAAATGTTCCTATTTATAAACCATATGGAAATCCAATAAGTTTAAATCCTGCACCTAGACCAACGCCTTGTCTAACACCTGTAGAAGTAGCAGGGGCTAGAAGATCAAGTATAGAAAATACTGCGGCTGCAGTGAGTGCAATAAATAATATTTCATTAAACGGTAATCGTGACTTTGGTAAAATATAGGCCACTATAGCAACCGCCAAACCTTCAAGAAGATATTTAATTAATCTAATAACTGCTTCCCATAAATCAATACTATATCCCATTATCTATTTACTATTTAATAAGAATATTTTTTTGTTATGTGAAAAGTATATAAGATTAAAAAATATTATTTATAAAAGATAGATAACAAAT